GTGGCAGCTCCTAAACCTAAAACACCTTGTGCAGTTGCATCATATATGGCTAAGGCTTTTTGTATTTCAGTAGAATTTTTTAATATTTGATTTTCAGTAGTTGCGAAATTGTTACCTAATTGCGTAATCACAGAACCCAACCTATCAGCATTCTCTACCGTATCGGTAGATACCTCTATAAATTTAGCGAAATTTCTAACACTTTCATCACCTATAATGTCAGAGGTTAAGCCTAATTGTTGGACAACTTTTGAAAATTTTAATATGTTATCACGTCCTTTTATACCTAACTGACCCGCAACTTCAGACGCTTTTAAAAGCCCTTGTATTGAAATACCTTTTAGCTCGACACCTAAAGATACTACATCTTCTTTAAATAGGTTTATTTCGGAATCGGTCATGTTAGTGGTTTTCTGTACCGCTATTAACTGTCGGTCAAATTCAACCACTGTATTAAAGGCTTCGCGCATTACCTGAACGAATAAAAACGCTCCGCCCATTAATCCCATTGCGGAACTTAACGATTTTACAGCGGTTGCAGCTGATCCCATTGCTCGCGGATAGTTACCAACGTTTCTTTGAAACCTACCTACTGAGGCGTCAGCTCCTAAAACAGCTTTTTGATATCTTAAAAAGTCTCTAGTAGATTGTTTTAATTCTTTTTGCTCTACGTCTGAAAGTCTTTTTCCTTGTAGTTTTTTTGCGTTTAAATCTTGCACAACCTTACTGGATGCGTTCATTTTAGCAGTCAACTTGTTGTATTCCCGACCTAATTTAGCGGACATTTCCGCTGCCTTTTGAGTCTTTCTTACTTCATCAGCCTTTTCCTTGGCCAGTTTCTTAGTTGCTTGCGCTGCTTTTTGCAAGTTCCTTAAATTGTCTTTCTCTTCTTTATTTCTTTGAGTCCTTAAACGCTCTCTTAAATCGCTTTCTTTTTTAATTTGTGACTCCCTTGCTTTTGATGCTTTTGCTTCATTAGCTGATAAAGCTTTGTTTGTTTTATCTAATTTTCTAGCGGATTTCTCAATTTCTGTTAAACCTTGCTTAGCAGCCTTTGCAGTACCTTGCTTTGGTAGTCCAAAAGGATTACCTCCACTTTGCTTAGTTAACGCATAAAGTTCGTTAAAGGTCTTAATTAGTCCCTCTAACTCAATCTTAAGCTTTCCTACTTCGTCAAAGGCTTTTTTGCCTACAACTACATCAATTTTATCGTTTGCCATTGCTTTCTTTTGTTGCGTGTTTACTTAAAATTACAAATTCCTTAACGCTCGTCTCTTTAGGATCGAGTTTATATTTTGCATCTGTTATCTTACCTATAAGGTAAATTTGCTCGTAGATGTCTTGTGTTTCGTCGTTACTTGGTGTTAACTGTTTTAATTCTAATTCCTTTAGACTTATTTTAGTCTTCATCGACTGTATTTGCCTGTTGATTCTGTCTAATTCCTCAACCGTTCTACCTTTTAAAAGTACATTATCACTTTTAAGGTTATCTATAATTTCTTTTTCTACCTCTTTACTAACTTCTGAATGAAAATATATCTTACATCCTATAGTAACTCTTTGAAGTCTTAGGCTCAACTTGCCTATTTCAAGCCTTAAACGCCATAAGATCATATCATTTGCGCTATTGGTAAGCTCTTGATACTCTTCTATTATATTATCCCATGTTTCGTTTAAATCTGGTACATTTTCAGCGTGCTTATCTTTGAGTAAGTAGGTCAAATCTTGCGTCTCCATTACTTTGTAAAAAGACCAAATACTTAAAGTCTCACAGTCTGTGTTTGCTATTTTAGAGAGTTCATAACCCATTTTCTTATCCTTGGTAGTATCCATTCGTAATTTACTTTATGTGCATTTTCTTTGGTTAATCCTATCATTTTTAAAGCCTCTACTGGGTTCTTATCAAAAAAAGGATGGCTTGGATCGCGTGTAAAAAAATCAATGCTGTTATTCTCAAATACTGCGTCTATTGATCTAAATAAATTACCGCTTGCATATAGATTAAAAGGGCTTCCAGTGTTCTTTGGATAACCTTTACCACTCATTCCAGCTGTTAAACCTTGTGTAATGGGCGAATAAGTACCTATAACATCCCCATAAGTATCTTTTCCATGAAATAATTGATCTTCGGTGTTTAATTCAACAATCGCTTTGCCTAATTCGCTAACTATTTTATCAATTTGATCAGGTAAATAGGTGTGAATAAAGCTTATTTTATCGTAATATTCTCTTATCGTACCCATTTTTGTATTAAAAAACCCTACCTAACATTAATTAGATAGGGTCATGATTATAGATTAAATTCTATTATGCTACAACTACTACAGTAGCTTTATTTGACTTAAACAAAACACCTTCAGTGTCTTCAAAAACCCCAGTGATTTGTGCGCTTACACTTTGACCAGCTGTTACAGCTCCTAAAGTAATTTCTAATCCTCCTGTAGCGTTTACCGTTACGGCTGTAGCTGTTGGCCCACCTATTGTAAAGTCAGCTAAATCTAGCTCAGTAGAGGTTAACGTTCCGTCGTATTTGCTCACAATCTTACCGATAACAGTAGTCGCTCCATCTGCTGGTGCTACTAAAGAAATCTGTAATTGATTTACACCATTTAGCTCAAGTAAACTAAAATCGATTTCGTCTGAGTTGATAAAAGTCTTACCGTTATCCATTTGCTCACGATTTGTAAACTGAAATTCAACACCTGTTTTTGTGGTAGTTGCTCCACTTGCAAAGTCAATCATCATTGCGTTAACCATACCAGCGGAAAAGCCTGTGCGCTTTCCTGACTTAGAGGTTGCAAATAATGCATTTCCTGAGCTGTCTATTAAAACTACGTCGTAAGCATTTTGACTGTTAAGACTGGATAATGCGGTGTCGAATAAAAGACCGTTTACATATTTGAACATAAAGCCATAAAGACCTTTAGTTGCTACTGCAGTAACACCACCTGAACTCGTTTCTTTTTGATCATCCGCATTTTGTATTTCTACGCTAAAAGGATTACTCGCCACCTTTAGTTTCCCAGCTACTTGTAAAGCTCTTAAGCTTGCTAAAGTAAAATCTGATGGTAATTCTGTACCGCGATTTAAAAACAACGTAGCACCTCCCGCCATGTCGTTAAAATTAAACTTGCAGTGTGCAAGACCTAAGCCTTGAGCGTCTGAAACACCACAATTTAAAAGGTTTGAAATTACTGATAAATTTGCCATTATTTAATTATTTTATTTGATTTGTAAAATTGAACACCATTCGCTTCTAAGCCAATCTTTTGACCTATTTTAAATCCAAATCCCTCACGTATTACCGTGTACAAACTTGTTTTTACTTTTGGTGTTGCTACCTCTGTAGACTCTTCGACTATCTTACTAGCCTGTTTTTTTCTTGCCATCTTTTTAATTTTAGCAGTTATTCATAAAAGTTGCATCTATTGAGACCCTAACAGCATCCCATAAATCAACTACCTCATCATTCGGTGATGTTATAGCATAGTTAGGAAAATCTTCAAACGTAAACTCGCTTTTGTTTATAGTTATGTTCCTACTCTTATTAAGAGCTTGCAAGAACACTTCCATAAAAGGATAAAGTACAGGTTTAAAAGTGCTTTCCAATCTGTCGGGATTCATTAAATCGGTTTCGTTCTTTGTGAAATTAATAGCGAGAATAAAGTCGCACGTTTGCGATATTTCATTTACTCTATTAGTTTTCTCACTTGGAATTTGCCAAATTAAAGGATAGGATTTATTTTTGTAAATAGTTAGATATTTGTTAAGCTCGTTTTTGTCTCCCCAACCGTAAACAGGTTTCTGATTTCTATTATCAAATAGATTTACAGCCACCATTTTGGCTACTTCGACTTTAATTATGTCTTCAACAATTATCATATGCCCATCTTATTTTCATCTTGATAGATCAACTTGTTTATATCTGTGTATGTACCTACATTTGTTTGCTCGTAGTGGTCGATATACGTTAGTAAGTCAACGTAAGCCCCTGAGTTATTACTTCTAAAATAATCTGTAATAGTTCCGTAGGATGTATGAAACACCCTTGGAAAATTAATATTATATTCATTGTAAAATTCAACGTCTCCCTGATATTGATCAATAAATAAATTCCATTGATCAACGTATAAAGGAGTTACATTTACTAACTCGCTTGCTTCCGTTTTAAGCTTGCTAACACCTCTTATAAGATAGGAATACAAGTCGTCGGATAGATACTGACAGAAAATGTACTTAACGATTAAGCCTTGTGCATCTGCTAATCCTTTCCACTCTTTTTCCTTACCTTCATAGGTGTATATCTCACCATTTACTAGCTTTTGTAACCATACTGGCGCACCTTCGTCAAGCACGCCATCTGTATAGTTAGCCACAATTGTAGCCCATAAACTAGGCTTTAAAGCGTTAGTAATCAGCACACGCTCATGATAAGAAATAACATCGTCCAACGTCGATTCTGTTTGTATTACGTTTGGATTACGAGTCGTTATATTATTATCTGGGATTTTATTAACCCCTCTTTTAAAGAATGTGCTGTTTACTATCATTGCTTTTTCTTTGTAGTTTTCTTAACTTTTGGATGTTGCGCAATACCTCTTTTGATTAAATTTGCTGCGGTAGTTTTATTTCCTACTTTAACTATTTGATCTTTTTTAAATATTGAAAAATCATCTTTAAATTGAATTAACATTATGCAGGGTCAGATTCTAGAATTGCTAAAGCCGCATCAACATCTAGAACTTTTCTAAATCCTGTTTGGTCTACAGTTCTGATAAGCATTAACAAACGCTTACGAGCTTTAATAGTTAACTCATCTTCGTTAAATTGAGTTCCAACTAGACCCCTAGAAATTACTACACCAGCTTTCTCATATATACGGGCATATCTTCTGTCTCCGATTACTATACCGTTGTCAGGCATATTCTCATCAACTAAAACTAACAAGCCTCCTACACTACCAGTGTTTTCATCAAAGATATAGTTGTTGTTTGCGTCTTTCGCAAGAACTAAATCTTCCATAGTAGAAGAACTTACAACAATAACATCAGGTCTGTATTTTGATCCTCTAGTCCTTGTTATGTCGTTCTTAACTTTGATTGCTAAATCCTTTAGATTTGCAGCAGGAATTGAACTTGCAACTGCTGTATAAGCTGGAACGCTTACTGTTAATCCTTTTAGATTTTGACCTGTGTTATCACCATTAATCAACTGACTATCGATAATTGTTTCAACGTTTACATTCAAAAACATATCTAGTTCAGCAGCAGCCTGTGCCTCATCTTCAAAGAACTCTTCCGTTACTGGCAAAGTATCTCCAACTTTTCTAAGCGGTAAAGAATACCATTCCCACTTTGCAGTAGACTCAGGAAAAACAGCACCTTCAGCGACCATTGCGGCACTTCTAACAGTAGTTGCAGCGTCCCAATCTCTGTAACGAACAACACCGCCAGTATTAGAGTCGGAAACGGTTATTTTAGGTAACGCGTTATAAAGTGATCTTTCTTTAACTCCTAGTTGTCCGATGTCTGGTAAGAAAAATCCTTGAGCGTTGTTTGCTACTGAGGCACGACTTGTAAGGGCTTTAATCTCTACTTCTCCCGCTTGACCTTTAGCTATTTCTTTAATTTGCTCTCTTTTCTCTACTAATTCCTTAGCAATAGAAAGAGAAGGTGTGTTACCTTGTGATTTCATTTCTTGTATTACTTCACCTTGATTAGCTAATGCGTCTTCTAACGCCTTAACTGTTTTTTTGTCTACCAATCCTTCGAGCTTGGTAGCTTGCTCTGTTTTAAAGGTTTCAAAAGCATCTTCAATGGTTTTTACTTCGTCCTTTGTTGCTGCTAGACCTAAGTCTTTTTGGAACTGCTCAACGGATTTATTTACGCTTTCTGCGATTTCCTGTGGTGTCATTTCTGCCATCATTTAAAATTTAAAAAATTATACATTTCATTTATTGCAGTGATATTATCGGCTGCCCCTTTAATCGCAAGAGTGTCATTAGACGGCTCTAGTTTATTTTCTAGCGTTCCAGTTGCGTTGTTTGATCCAAACACAACTAAACTACTTTCTTTTACATTCTTTGCTTCTTGAACTATAAAGAAATAATTAATCTCTTCAAACTCATCTTTGTTTGCTATTTCTTTAATGTAAGTGTCAAAATTTAATTTCTCTAGCTTATCGTTAACGTTATCGCTATTTAAAGCAAGCTCTATCTTGACGTATTGCATCCTTACGCTTGCCTCTATCTCATCACCACTATTAAGCCATTCTTTAGCCGCTTCATTAATTACCTTGTCTTTAGGTATTTTATAGATTAAAGCTTGTGTGTCTCCTTCATAATCTTTACCTATTGATCTGAAAGGTATTTCCGCAACGATCATTTCTACATATTCCTTTCTTGTAATTACCTTATCAATTTCTAGTTTGTGATCTGCTACTAGATAGTTCTTTCCTTGCTGCTCTTGTACTGTTTTACTCCAAATGCCGTTTAAATGTAC